TTCTTCTTTCATGTCTTTGTCAGTAACTGCGCCACCATACACCCATGCATCGCATGTTCGCTCACCAGCACATTTAAAATCGAATATTTCACAGAAACCAAGGTTTGCTTTGTCAACTACTGCCGATGCTTCGAGCCCTTCATCAAGGCCCTTTTCAATGCAGTCAATCATCTTTGTTGTTTGAATAAACGCTGCACAATTAGCACAACGTGATTTCTTTGCAATATCAGACGTTGTTTTAAATAAGTCTGCTTTTGCCTTCCAAAATTCGATATTTGGCAAATCCGGATTTAAAGGACCATAGTTGGCAATCTCTACCGCTTTAGCGCGCTTTTCAAGGTTTACCTTGATGTCTTGAGTGGCAACAGGGCAGCCATTTATTTCTTCTGGGCCTTCATCTGGAGATGCGGCTTTCTTTGCAAGAATAAATGCGATTGCAACCTTGTTACCTTTTGCCATTATTTTTTCTTCTTCTTTGCTGCGTTCATGTTGTCAACCATGTTTGGATACGGGCGACCAGCAGATTTTGCTGAAGCTTTTGCTTTAGCTTTTTGTGCTGGAGTCAACTTGGTCGATTTCTTTTTAGGATTTTTTGTATCCCAAACAGGAGTCGTTGTTGACTTCATCGGAGGGTAACTTGGGTTAGCTGGCATTACTTACTTTTCTTTGCCGACTTCTTAACACCAGAAACCTTCTTGAGGTTTGGATTTGCTTTAACAGCAGCAGGTGAAGCTTTGCGTGCACCAGCAGCAAGAATTGCTCCTGCGCTCTCCATGCTCACGCCTTGCTTCTTAGCAATCTTTGATTGGACTGCTTTGAATCCTGGATGTTTTTTGCTATCCATTACTTTGAAGCTCTATGAAGTGAAATCTGAACAGTGACACTTCCACTAGTCCAAGCGTTGCAATAAACACCAAACCCAGTAAGACCACGAACATTTGCAAAATACTGAGATTCAACTGGCGCATCGTTTGCATTGATAGAACTTGTAATTGTTCCAGTTTGTGCATCTTGAATTCCAACAATTGGGTAATTTAATTCACCAAGTGTTACGTAAGGAAGAATTTCTCCGTCCCATGTTCCACTCAAAATAATTGCTGCTGTTTCAAAATCTGCGCAATCTGCTTGGAGATAAGTAACTGCATCATTATCAAGTACTGCTGTATAGATATTGCTGAGCATGATTATTTGCCTTTCTTCTTAACGGATTTTTGAGCTTCTGAAAGAGCAATAGCAATTGCTTGCATACGACTCTTTACTACTGGACCTTTTTTAGAACCTGAATGCAAGTCTCCAGCTTTAAATTCATGCATTACTTTGCCGACTTTTTTCTGTTCTTTACTTGGCTTTTTCATTTTTCTTGCCTTTGGTTGGTTTTGCGAATAGGTACTTCTTGTGTTTGGTTAACTCCGCTTTGGCAGTCTTTGCAGCTGGTACTTCAATCTTTTTACCTTTTTTTACTGCCGGCAATTTAGGAACTGAATACTTCTTGATTGATGCCATTACTTTTTCTCCAAATGCCAGCTAATGTGCCCATCTAACTTTGAATCCACTTTGTCAACTTTGCTTACAACTTGATTTAAAAGAACTCTTGCTTCCGCATGCTGCTCTGTATTTTCTTTTCTCAAGAGCTGTATTGCCACTACCAACGGTCCGCCAATGATGGCAACGATGATAGGAACAACCCATTGCACTAGATAAGTTCCGCTCTAGCTGGAACCTTTTCAATTTCCCCGGCTTTGAACCGTGGAGAATCTTCTATCTCTCGTTGGCGTTCTCTAACTGTTGGACCATGGAACTCTTCTTTTCCATTAGTAAAGCCCAATCGCACGTTTTTAACATGACATTTGAAGCAATGACCACGCTTTATGTCGTTTTCTGCCTCAATTGGCCTTGAACATGTTGAACAATGCATAAATCTCCTATAAGTAAGCCAAAAGCATTACATAGTCTAGTACGAATTAAACTCGCCAACGTAATAGCGCTCAGGCTCTTTACCTATCTTTTTTATCTTGTTGGCAAAGTAATTTAAAGTCCCAAATGGAGCATCTGTTTTGGGGCGATATTCCGCTAGCCAGCAGTACTTCAGCATCTGGTTGGCAATGGCAAGACTCATAACCCTGTCGTCGTGTGGTGACCCATGCATCGAGCCGTTGTCATCACGGACAAAGGTCTTAAGTTCAGCAATGGTGTACTCACAACGGAGTTCTATTACCCCATCACGGATATTGGCGTTCAATTCGTCAATTGCTAAGGGCTTAGTTAGGGTCGTGGTTCTCCAACCAAGTTGCTCTGTTTGTTCGGCATGGCGTTGGTTGAGCCTTCTCTGGCGGTATAGGTTGCTGTAATTTGCGCGGTTTAGGGCCGTCAGCGTAGTTAGACCGTGGTTGTTTGATTCCACGCCTATCAATGCTTCGTTGTAAAAATGACCAAGCGCATATAGAACATCTTCCCCAAACTTGTCAGGGTCAATATGGCCGTGCCAATGAGCAACCAAAAGACCAGACTTGGCGTCGATGACGTGGGCTGAAGAATAGTCACCACGGGCAAGACCTTCTGCAACGTCTGCCCCAATCACATAACTGGCCCCAAACTGAGGGTAAGCCCATACAGACAAAGGCCCACCAGATGATTCAAATATATATGAGTTTCTTATATCAGAAGCTTTTTTATTGAATCCTTTTTTAGGTGTTTCTATATCAAACCTATTTAATGAGTCCAATTCAAATACTGGTCGTCCAGAACGGATAAAGGCTTCTTCTGGGTTGGACGGGTATTCCTGGTGCAATTGCCATGGTGGAAGTTCAAGCGCTTGAGCGTCATACCAATCTTGGCCACGGTCTTCGTTTGCTGACCATGGGAAGAAGATGCCATGGAATCGGTTGGTTCCAGTCTGCGACCCGTGCCATAGGGTGTAAAAGATATTGCCTTCGCCTTTGGCGGTTGAAAGACAGATAACACGACCACCAACGTCAGCAATAGGTTCAATTGATGCCCAAGCTTGTTCAGGGTTCGGCAAGAACGCCATTTCGTCAATGATGGCCAGATACACGGATTCACCACGGGCAGGTTCGTTTGCTGATGGCAACGACTCAATAACCGAGTCATTATCAAACGTCATCTTAAGTACGTTGTTCTGTATCAGCTCCGGTCCAATTAGTTGCATCCATCGTGGCATGAACTTATAGATATACTTGGCTTTAGACAGAAGTTTTGCGGCTTCACGTTCAGTCTTTGAAAGCATGACTATGAAACGGTCAGGCCAAAAGAACGTTAGCCAGAATGCAAAAGCTGCAGCCAGGGTAGAAAAACCAATCTGACGTGCTTTAAGAACAATTGTGTTTCTATGCCCTAACCACGCACGAACTGTGGCTATCTGTGCTGGGCGTAACTCAAACTTAATGCGTCCTAGGCTTGGATGCTTAATGTAAACGTAGTTAGCGCAAAAGAATTCGAACGCCTCTACCAGTTGTTCAACGTCAGCGTCCGCCGGACCCCGGCATTTTCTAAAGTTGTACTCATTTAAGAGGTCGTTGAATTCCATTTGTCCTTCGTTTTACTGATTACGCTTGTGCTTCAAGTGCAGCCAAAATAGCTGCTGCTTTACGCATTTCAACGGTTTCAGAGCGAACACGACCTTTTAGTTCGTCAAAGAACCAAACGTCTGAAAGAAGAGCGACATCATCGAGGTCCTCAATTTCTGCTGCTGCTGCATGTCTGTCTGTGCGTGCACGAAAACCCTGAAGGCGTTCTGGCAACTCACTTGGAAGCGTTGCAATGATTGTGGTGAAAGTATCAATGTTTGATTGATACTGAGCCACTTCTGCTCTGCGAGCTTCTAGTGCTGCTGTCTGTTCTGATGTTGGCATTTTTTTCTCCTATGTTGTTACTTTGTAAATGATAGACCAATTACGTTCGTTACGGCAGTAAATGGCGCTGGTGGTGGTGAATATTGTGTCCCAAATCCTACGTTTGCAGTAAACGCCCATGTGTCTATTCCCCATGTTGA